CATGAGCGAAAATGTTTTTTCCTTCATCATAATACTTAAATAGAAGTTTTTGATTTTCGGTAATTGGTTCAATATCAATTAAATAATCTGAATTGATAGGTTTTTTTCTTTTCATCTGCTTTGCTGTGAGTCCCACCCCGATAGGTTGCTCTGAAGACGACCTCTTTCTTCTTGCCATAATTGTTTAGATTTTTTTTACTTTTGACCCAGGCACCTTACTAGCGCGATCTAATACCTCATTCCATCCAGAATGCTTTGAGATTAGTTTATTTTGCCAATCTCCGACTTCCTGGGAAGCAGCGCACCCTTTACTCCAATTTTTATCCCAGTCCGGATTATCTTTTCTCCACTGGTCATAATCGGCAATAGTCATACTCAATTCTTTTTCTTCACCCGTTTTAAGGTTTTTAACTGGATATAAAGGCATAAAATTATAAAATCAACACAAAATATTTATGGACTCAGACGAGCACGATGTAAGCGTTTTTCCTCATAATATTCCCAGACATTTGGAGACCATCTTCTCAATTCAGGAATAAATGCTTCACATAATGCCTGAACCTCAAGTTGAGCATCAAGTTTAGAACGAAGATCCATAAAATGAAGAACAGATCGAAGATTGAATGATGCTACAAAATTCTGACGAATTGCCTGAGGAAGATAGTCACGAATATGCTCTTCGCACATACCCTGCTCATAATACTCAGCATACTCCTCACACTCGCTTAGAATTCGCCCCAACTTGCGTTGACGGTGCTCTTCGGTCCATTCATACTTCTTACCCTTACGGTTGGTATAGAACCCCTCAGGGCGCACATAGAAGACATCCTCAATATCAAGTTCACCTTTGGCAACCTTTACAACTCTTTTGCCAGTGTATCTCTGCGATTGAACATCCCAAGAAGTTCCAATGCGATGTGTTCTTGCCTGTACGATTACACTATGAACAAAACCAGAAACTGAGAATGTAATTGCAGGGTGCTCTAATGGTCCGTAGTGTGCTCTATCATTTGCAAGTAAAGTATTTACAATCCATTCACCACATTTTTGTGGGCTAGGAACTTCAACTTCGTGAATTGGAACTTCGGAATAATCTCCCTTTCCTGCCTGCCAAATGACTTGCTCTGGAATTGGATAGCACTGAAGTTTAACTACCTTAAGTCTTTTATCAAGTTCAAGAAGATCTTTTGCTTTAATCGGTTTCAATTGAACCATCCTCCCTTTAATGATTTATGAGAACTTTTCCAAGATTTATATAGTTTCTTAACTTCTTTATATGAATCATCTACACTCATCTTTCCTCCAATAACCATTGAAGAAATATATTGCAAATGTGTGGCAAAATTATTTAAGTTGTTTGTTTGTGCAATATCCAGAAATGATTTATCAGAATCTGGATTTAATGGAGGAGTTGGATATAAAAACTCTTCCTTAACTTGTTCTGTTGTTTTAGTCATCAATCATCATCATCCTCAAAGATCTCATCATAGTCATCAATCTCTCCAATATGTGGAGATGTATTATTATAGTTATATGCAGAAGCATCAGCATATACTTCTGCTTTCAGTCCTTCAACAAGAAGTTCTAGATTTTTCACTAAAAGTTTTAATCTGTCTTTATTCATTGCATTATTTTTATTATCCCGAACAAATTCATTTTAAACAAAAAAAAGAGGGATGTCAAGATCCCTCTGATATTAATAGTTTTTCAAACCATTCTCTTAAATGAATAAGATAACAAGACCAATATTTACAACCTCTATATGTTAATTGATAACAAGCAGGTGGTCTATTATCTTTGTCCATGTCATCATGATGATAAACATAGTTATTCATTTAATTACTTTGCGGTTTTACATTGACCGATTTGACACAGTGCCGCCTGATGCTTTCTATTCTCTTTTTGTTTTTGCTCTTTAATCATTTGAAGAACATTAAGTTTCTGCATCACTTGTGACCCTCCTTTACGAAACGAACTCCACGATATGTTTCGTTGTATTGTTGAGGTTGCTGCTGTGTTTGTGCCTGTTGTTGGCGACGAGATTCGGTGTCATATGAAACACCCCTATAAGTTACACGACTCATTGTTTTTGCTCCTTAGAAATGAGAGTTTTAATTCCCGTTCCTTTGGGCGGCGTTTCCGTTCGCTATTTGTAAATAGCGAATGAACGAATTTGCGTTCCACGTCGTCCTACTTGCGTCCTCAAAAAGAGGATGAACGATATAGGTATCATATCATACCTATGATTATTTAGTCAAGTACCTTTGTAATACATTTTTTTTAAAATCTTAAGATTTCATAATGTCCTTTTGTTTCGGCAATAGCAGTGAAGCTATCACACCAATCACCACAACACATATACTTTACATCACCAAACTGACGAATATTTGCATGGTGAATATGTCCGCAAATAACTCCCGAATATCTAGAATCAACTAAAGAAACAATATCTCTTTCATACCTGTCAATATAGTCTTTACCTCTCTTAATTGATTTCAAATAAGAGACCAAAGAAAATTTAAAATACTTTTTAGTGAATTCGTTGATTGGAGTAATCGTTTCATACCCCCAATTCATAAAATATTGCTTCCAAGATCCAGAAGAATATTCAGAATTCATATCTCCATGAATACACAAATACTTATTACCTAAAGAATCATGATGAATATAACGATTACATAAAGTTAAATTCTTAAACTGATATGAATTTTTTAATACATACCTTCTTGCTGTAGCATCATGATTTCCAAGAATATAAACAAGTCTTGTCCCTTTATTTGCGAATTCTAAAATCTTATGAACTGCTGCCGTATGTTCCTTTTTCCATCTTGTATTGTATTTTTCTAAGCAGTGAATATCAAGAATATCACCAACCATTACAAGTTTATTCGTTTCTATACTATCTAAAAAACGAATAAACTTTTTTGTATTACATCTATCTGTACCTAAATGAACATCAGAAATAAAAACTGTATCGTACATTAGTTTTCTTCTAATAAACTTTTAACAGTTGTTTCAGTTCCATCCATGACTTTAAGTTGATAAAAAGAAGATTTCATATATTTTTTAATTGACTTATATTTTTTAAGTAATTTTTCAACTTCATCTTCACTTTTTTTGGATGATTGATTAAAACCTAAACTCATCTTCCTCTTTTACCTCTTTTTTCAGGTTTAGTGTATCCCCAAAGTTTTGGATTTACTCTACCATATCCCCATGTTATTTTTTTCACAGATCCTGGACCATACTTATCATAATACATATCAAATAAATCTGTCATTTTTCTAGTTCTTGTCAGATCAAGATATTCATTACCATTTTCAATATACCAAATAAGATAAGCATTATTTGGAAAACTAGAATCTTTTGTCTTTTCCAAGGTTGTCTTTTCTAACAAAATTTCACAACCATAATTTTGCGGCAGAACTGAATTTGAATTTTGATCGTTTTCTGCCATTTTTTTCTCCTCAATTAAAACTCTACTCAAGAACGACCTCCCCAAGTAATATCGGGATATGCCTCCTTTACATTTGAAAAAGTAATCTTATACTTCTCTTGAAGTTTCTTATCCTTTACCAATACCAAAATTTCTGCTTCTTTTGGATGAAGTCCTTCAAGAATATTAATAAACATCGTCTCTCTACGAATAGAGCTTAAAGTGTCATTTCCACCTTTAATAAAGTTATAAAACATTTTATATTCTTCTCTTATTGTGGATTTTCCTTGATCGGATGCTCCAAGAGAATTAGTTCCTAACTCATTCATTTTAAAAACAGCATCATTAATTTTTTCACTTAAAGTTCCACTATATGATGTCTGTTCATTTGTAGAAGAGTATGGAACTTCACCAGGTGGAAGAACACTAATTACACTTTCATCAAAATTCCAAATTAAAATAGACTTTAATGATGGATCTTCATATTTTTTAAGAATTTCAACCTTTTTGTTTGAAGATCTTTGTTTTGATACTAATTCAAGAACTTCAAACAAAAATGGATTTTCTGGAAGATTATAATCTTCCGTTTTTCTAGTTGTTGTCGTCTTCTTCTTCGTTGTCGTCGTAGTCATAATTTTCAAATCGTACAGCTAAAATTTCGTCAGGTATTATATTTCCATTTTCATCCATAAATTCTGGATGCATAAACGTGGGAGATGTTTCCAAAAAATGTCTATTTGCTAACCAACCTATAATACCACCAACAGTAAAAAATAGCAAGACTAACATTATAGTGAATGTTACTATAAATGTAAGTTCCATTTTTTTACCTCCGAGAGTTGTTTTTTATTATACTAAAATTAAAATCAAAATGAAACTCCCGATTAAAAAGGGAGATCATTTTAGCAAAATTCAATCTAAAATGCTTTGATTCTTCTCCCTCTTTAGATTTTTGTCTGAGCATTAGCTCAACACCTTTATTTATTGATATTTCATCATCATTTATTTTTTCACATTTTTTACTCATAAAATATTTTCTTCTCTCAAATAATTAATTGTATCCATACATCCTCCAAGTTTTTCTTCATCATTAAGAATAACTTGCGGGAATGTAGATCCATGACCAAATTGATTATAAAACTGATCACGATCAAAGTCATCATAAAGAGTATAAGTCTTACTTTCTAGATTTAACATATTAAGAATATTTTTAATTTTATCACAATACGGACAACCTTCTTTAGAATAAACTGTAAATTTCATTTTTAATAAACCTTATTTTTTCTTGGATTATACTTATATAGTGTATTATTTTCTTGTGGTTTCATCCACTGTATTATAGCATTCTTTTTTTCTTCCGTAAAGAATTCTTGCTGACTGAACCATTCAATCCAGTCAGTATGTGCTTTATCAGCATTGCATTTTCTGCAACAACAAACTACATTTGTTAAAAAATCAATCCCACCTTTACATTGTGGAATAATATGATCAATTGTTAATTCTTCTTCAGACCCACAATACGCACATTTATGATTCCATTTCTCCTTTATAGATTTTCTCCATAGTCTTCTTGCTTCCCCAGAACTAGTTGCTTGTAAATTATACAAGTATCCTTCGGGAGAATTATGAAGTTCCATAAGTGCTTGCGACTTATATGTATTTAGTTTTACTTAAACCCACCACCAGACTTTTTCTTTTTATCAAGCACCTCAATTCTTCTGTGAGTGTCATAGATTTCTTATGAAAGATCGGAAATCTTTTTGGATGCTTTTTCAGTATCTCCTTCTGCTATAATCTTGGAGATAGAGTCAAGTTTACTGGATGATATCCGTGCTTTTCTACGAAGTTCAAGTAGC